TGAAGACAGACTTTTTAAGAGTTATTTTTCTAAGTCTGTAATCAAAACTTGGCGATGTTGTTGGAATTTACTTCAATGTAAAGATCTAGCTACAGAAGTTCCCAAATCAATGATTCAAGCGGCCTATGAGAAGTACGTTGTTTTACTCTCAGCTGTAGGAGCTACTCCTCAGCCGCTGATGGATCGATTCGAATTATACCTTAGGCAGTTTGGAGAGGAATTAAGTAGGGTTTATTCAACCAAAACCTATTTGCCTCCTCAAAAGGCTTATGTAGAAGCGAAGCGATCCGTTGGTGGTTGTCGGTCAGTTCTGAAAGATCATATTAAATTCCAGTCCTGTTATCCAAGACATTCAGCGCAAATGCGTATCGATCCCGTTGTGGTCCACTTACGTGGGCCGCCGGGTGTCGGAAAGTCAAGGATTTCAGTTCAGGTTTGTGATATGATTCAGAAGGTGTTTGGACTAGTGAACAGTAAATATGAACGTTCAATTGGAGCAGATTATTGGGACGGTTATCGTGGTCAACTCATCGCTATTATTGACGATGTGTTTACTGATCAGGAAACTCTCGATGATGCGAAACAGATCATTCAGATTTGTTCTAATATTGATACTGTTGTCAACATGGCTGATTTGAGGGAGAAGGGTCAGAAGTTTTCTTCTGAATTCCTCTTTCTCTCGTCAAACCGTGCTGAGTTCAGTACCTTTAGAAAGATTAATAATCCGGATGCTCTGTGTCGCAGAATCTATCCTCTTTTTCAGTTGAAGGAGAGACAGGGTGACAAATACTCTTTTGAATTTGTAGAATTCAAAATGAGGATGGGTCAGCCAGTCGAAACTTCAACTCTATATGAGGGTGTCACGAGAAACTTTTTTGCAAATTTTATTCTTGAATATGCATTAAAGGTTTATCGTGAGAGATATGATTCTGATCGGTATACACAATTCGTTGATGGTGGATTGGCATTTGAACCGGGTCTCCAGATTTCCTATCCATTGGCTCCTCCAGAGAGATTACCCAAGGTAAAGGCTCACGCCATACCTGAACCTTTAAAGGTTCGGATGATCTCTAAGGGAGAGTCAGTGAATTGGATCCTGAAGCCGCTTCAAAAGTCAATGCACAAGGCTCTTGGTAAATTCCCTTGCTTTCATCTTACCCATGGAAAACCTATTGATCTTAGTATCATGAACCTCGACGGTGATTTATTACTGTCAGGAGATTATGAGGCTACGACCGATAATATTCATATGGATATAATGTTGAAAGCAATTGAAGTTCTCAAGGACTATGTGCCCGATGAAGTGATTCGAAAGTATATGGAATGGGAAGGTGGGCCACATGAGGTGTCATTTCCTGAATGGACGGGTTTAAAACCGTTTGTTCAGACGAATGGACAGCTCATGGGGTCCCTCTTGTCATTCCCGATACTGTGTATCGCCAATGCTGCTACAATTGGAC